GCCCCTGGATGGGGCCACCGATGCAGTGCAACGCCACAGCTACAATCAATCCTGAGGAACTACTATGGCAACTACGACTCGTAAGCGTAGCTTAGACTTTTTGTCTAAGAACTACGTGAATGACCTGCGATACAAAGGTAACAGTATCTATCGTACCACAGGTCTGCAGAGTATAGTTGGGAAGCAGGAGACTACTTCCGAAGGACATCAGTACTCCCTTCTTGGGAAGACTGATCTGGATATAGGTGGAGATTTCTACACAAGAAAGAATACGTATAAGGACAATTGTCCAAAACGTTTTTCTCTATTGTGGGGAGATGGTTCTGTGGATTACAAGTACTTCTACCAAGGAGTGCTCGTACCACAACAAACCTATGTGTTGGCAGATAGCAATGTTTGGCCCACGATCTCAAAGCCTTCAGATGGTTATCTGGATGCGAAGGGAACAACGGCCATTGCTAGATGTCTACCAACAAATCCAGTATCTGGTCTGGCAAACTTTCTCGGAGAGTTAAAACGGGACGGGCTTCCGCACGTTCCGGGCCAAGAGACTCTTAAGTCAAAGATGAAGAATCCCCCTAAAACAGGAGGGTCTGAATATTTGAATTGGGAGTTTGCTCTTAAGCCATTTTTCTCCGATCTCCAGAAATTCGCAAAAGCTGTGAAAAACGGTGATAAAATCATCGCACAGTATGAGCGGGATTCTGGTAAGGGCGTCAGACGTAGATATGAATTTCCCATAGTTGAATCAAACGAGGAGCTAAGTTCGGTACCTGGGAGTTATCCCGGTGGTGGACTCAATAGCTATGCGTTTGCTTCAGCAGGTGTTCTCCGTAAAAGTCGCACTACCAAAACCAGAACTTGGTTTGAAGGTAGCTTTACATATTTTCTCGACTCTGGTAGTGATTACAAGAGTCGAGCGAATAAAGCGCTCCAGATTGCTAATAAGCTCTTCGGAGTCCGGATTACTCCGGAACTAGTATGGAATCTCTCACCATGGAGTTGGGCTGTCGACTGGGTAAGCAACGTGGGTGATTTAGCCCACAATGTTTCTGCCTTTCAGTCAGATGGCCTGGTAATGCGATATGGGTATATTATGGAGGAAACCTCCATTATTGATACTTATACCTTGGACGTTCACCTTAAAACAGGCGCAACGTACAACCTCTCGCAGTCCTTCGGGACTGTTTCCAAAATTCGGAAGAGGGCTACCCCTTATGGATTCGGCCTTAGTTACGACGGTTTCTCCGTTCGTCAATGGGCTATCATGGCTGCGCTCGGTCTTTCGCGCAGTTGGAAGCAGGCATCGTAATCCTACGATGCACTGTATCATTCACCTACATCATGTCTCCTGACGTGGTGTTTTTAGAAAGCAGTAACTTGCCATGGCACTATCAGATCCGCAGTCTATAACTATTAACGCGATTGCAAATTCTCTTCCGAGAATTACAACTGGTCCAAACACAAGCACTTATCAAAGTGCTGATGGTTTGATCCAGTTGACCGTTTCCTCTTCATACGGTAAACGTGTGAGGCGCACGGTGCGCGTTACCCAGACCAAGATCTCAGCGGATCCTTACCTTCCGGCTCAGAATGTGAAGCAGAGCATGTCGTTCTACTTCGTATTCGATTTGCCATTGGTAGGATTCACTCCGACCGAGGCGAAGTACGTCAGCGATGGTTTTATTACCATGATGGCGGCTTCTTCTGGGGCTCTTTGGACTAAGGTGCTGGGTGGCGAGAACTAATGCCACTTCACGGCCCGTGGTCTGAGGAATTCGAGCGTATTAAGCAACACACGCTTGATCAGATTGCACAAGTCGACCCTTATCCTCCCATTGAGGGGGAGCTTCATTTTGGGGATCTGATTCCAATTCTTAATCAGCTTGTCGTTGAGCTTAACTTTCTCAACGCCTCACTGACGAGATTGGTTGATGATTTCCTAGAGGTCCCGCCTAACGGCGGGTAGGTCGTCAACTGGTAGCTTTGGCTAGGAATCCTACAGCTCCCGAAAGGGGCATAAGATGAAAAGCCTAACGTTACTGTTCGAACAGGTTCTCATTGAATTGGGAGCCTGGTGTCACACTAGCACCATCCGTGATTGGAAAACCGTCACGGCGCGGTTCGAACATGAGGGGTTATCATTTTTGACGATAACTCTCCCAACCTACGGGAAAGACTTTGAAAGAAGTCTCGATCGTGGGAAGGTGGACCTCTCTGATAGCTTTTTAAGTTTCAAGAGCCGTCAGGGTCTCCCGGTATTGCTTTCGGGTTTCCTAGGTCAAGTGTTCGATCGTACATCTGGTCAGTTACTCGAGGAACCTTCAGTCGACGCGATTTATGCCATTCGTCAGTTAACACTGATGTTTGGAAAGATCAATATCGATTGTACTCCTGAAAGGGAGTCAGCAGCTATTGCTGGGTTCTTTGAGTGTGAACAGGAATTGCAGAGGAACAAAGACGCATTGAGCCAACGGTTAAATTCCGGTGACTTTCAACGTGTATCTAGTCTCCTTTTTAGTGATATGCTTCGAATGGCGGACAAGGATGTCCTCCATGAACGCATATTGCCGAAACATGGACCTGGTGCCACCGCTGAGAAACTTAAGGGTAACCGAAAGTTTGTACAAGCGGAATGGACCACTAGGCTCGAGAGGGAATTCAAAAGTATTGATTTCCTCATGCCAAGTCCTTCCTACTGGAAGGATCTTGGAAATGTTGCATTCCTTGAACCTGATCAAGAACGACCCGTTAGGGTTGTTCTTGTTCCTAAAACGCAAAAGACACCTCGTATAATTGCTATCGAGCCAACCTGCATGCAATATGTGCAGCAAGGAATTCTCGAAAGCTTCGAAAATGCTGTCGTGGCTAATGACACAGCCCGCGCATTTATCAGCTGGGAAAGTCAACTCCCTAATCAGGAGATGGCCTACCAAGGCTCCATTCTCGATTCTTCCCCCGAGATGGGCCTAGCTACACTAGATCTTAGTGAAGCTTCTGATCGTGTCTCTTATCAGCTTGTAAAGTCTCTACTTGCAAACACGCCAAATCTTAGACTTGGTGTGGATGCTTGCAGAAGCAGAGTTGCTGATGTTGATGGTAAACTTATAAAGCTTACCAAATTCGCGTCTATGGGTTCAGCTCTTTGCTTTCCAATAGAATCGATGGTCTTTATGACCATTATTTTCTTAGGGATTGAAAAGGAGCTTAACTGCCAGTTGACTTCTAGAAGGATTAATTCCTTTCGGGGTCAGGTGCGTGTCTATGGGGATGATATTATTATTCCCATTAGATTTGTGGATTCCGTGATCGATTCACTTGAGGCCTATGGGCTTAAGGTGAATACGAACAAGTCTTTCTGGACTGGAAAGTTCAGAGAGTCATGTGGCAAGGAGTATTACAACGGTGAGGACGTTTCCATAGTCCGTATCCGAAGTGAACTTCCTGCATCGCGGCGTAATGTTTCGGAGATAATATCTACAGTTGAGACAAGGAACTTCTTTTATAAGAGGGGCCTTTGGAACACCTGCAGATATCTCGATAACATAATCTCGGGAGTGCTAAAACACTACCCTTATGTTGCCGAGACTTCTCCCGTGCTAGGCAGGATTAGCGCTCTCGGCTTCGAAACCGAGAGAATGCATCCCACGTTACATTCACCCCAAGTCAAAGGGTGGATAGTGCGTGACGTATCACCTGAGAGTAATCTCAGCGAGTACGGTGCTTTGCTCAAGTTCTTCCTTAAGAGAGGCGATAAGCCAATCTTTTCAAAGGATCACCTTGAACGTTACGGACGTGCCAAGACAGTCACACTTAGTCTTGGTAGGCACTCAGCTATCTAGTTGAGTGGCCCCCTTAGCTGGGGGCTTGAGGAGGTCCAGCGGGGCCCTCTCACGAGGAGCAACGCTGACCTCGAG